AAAGAAATTACACGAGTTAAAACAAAAAGTGCAGAACACACATGGGAAATAACACTTATCTAATAGAATATGCAATTAACACAGTTGCAAATCGTAACAAGTTTTGCACAGTTGCTAAGTTTAAAGATGTTTTAAACAAAAATAAAGGTAGGGAAATATATCGTAGTATGTTTCTATACGAACCTAATGAAATAAAAAAACATCATACTGAACATGGCACAGTAGCAAGATATAATGGTAAGCAAGCAATAGATAAGTTATATATTGACGTAGACCTAGAAGGGCAAAAACAAGGTGATGCAAC